GGCGAAACCGGCGACTCATAAAATTGCATGTACGGAGCGACTTGGTAGTTCCCTCCCGTGCCTCCGCTGCGCCAATTCATAATTAAGAATCGGTGCTTACTGTCTTTCCGAAACTGCTGGTAGGCAGCGCGTTTATCTTTTGTCTTCCCATTCAACGTGAGGAACGGCACGCCCATATTTTTCAACGTGCGTTCCATTATCAATCCGCTGTAGATAAACTCGTGCACTAGGATGCCTTTCACATCCAAGGGAACTTGCTCCACAAAGTTTTCCGTGGCCACGATCTTCGGATTGTCCGGAAGTTCTATTTGAATGCGATCAGTGTCCTCGCCGTGGTAGCTGATAAAGCCGGAGCATATCATCCGCAAACGTATCCAGCTGTTATCCAACTCGTCGTTGCTGGCCGCCGCTTGCAACTGCTCCAACGCATCGTTGTAATGTTTTGACAAAGCCTTTTCTGGGCGTAGCAAAATGGGCTGCCGAATCCTGCGTGGCATATCGCCGCATTCGCTTTCGCCGTAATAGATTGATCGGTTTTTAATTGCCCGCTGGAACTCAGGCTTGGAACGTTTATCAAACTCGTAAATGTTCCAGCCGCCGAATCCCGTCTTCTCATTGAAGTAGGCCGCCCTAAACAGTCCCAGCGTGGTGCCCAAGCTCTCGCCCTTATCGGTTAGCAAAAACTCAGCCCACAAGTCCTCCGGGTTACGGCCGAAGCCCGTGCCCGTGCTGCCGTAGTGAAACGCTGTGAAAGTTGAAATGTATTTGCACAGCTTAAACGTGGCCGACTTGTGGTTCTTGCATTTGTGTATCTCGTCGTACGCCGCCCAGTCAATATACTTGCAAAGCTTCTGCACTAGGTTGCGCTGCGGCTTCATTATGAACTTGCCTTTGTGCTTCACTTTTTTGCAGCACATAGCTCGCAGGCCAGCGTAGCTCATAACGAAAACGTGGGCGCCCGAATTCTCCAAGTCGTGCCAGCGCTCCTCTGCCGATCCTACAAGCGGTTTGCATTTGAATTGCGGAGTATGGATGGCCGCGTCGTCCTCAATACTAAAAACGTTCACATCGTTTAGAGCAAGTATGAGCGCCGTGTTTGCTTCCCCTGCTCGGCGTCGGTACGCAAAGCCTTCGAGCATTATCCTCGTCTTGCCCGTTCCCATGTTTAGGAATAGTAGGAAGCCGTCGAACATACAGAACAGTAGCAGGCCCACGAGCTGGTGATGCCAGTGTTTGAATGGGGACGTTATACGAGGCCGAACTGGCAGGAGGCGAAGTTCCTCGAGCAAGTCCTCACGCTTCCATTGCTTGAGGAACGTCCAGTCTTCTAACTCCCGCGTGAGGAAGTCGGCCAGCGCTTTCTTTGCGATGGTCACTGCGCGCCGTCTACCTGCTGCCAGTAGTCCTTATTATTTCGTATCCGAATCGAGTCCAGCGCAAATTGCCCGGAGGCGTATGACTGCGTTATCAAAACTTCTTGGCCGCTGCTTTCGTCTCGCGCCTTCACCACAAACAAACGCGCCAAGCTCAATTCCTTTTCCTCTTTGGTTTGGTTGTAGCTGACAATATTGTCGCTTATGGCGGCCTTGCTATAGTCCTCCGCAAAGTGTTTCATGGATAGGAGCCTACTGTCCTCTCCCGACCTGTTGCTCTGCGATGCAGTTACCACCGCAAAGTTTCGATCCACTGCTATGCCGCGAAGGTCCTTGTAAACTCGGCCCGTATCCACACGCAGGTTGGCCGTGTCTATGTGCATAAGATCAGCGTAATCAATTATCAGCATATCCGGAACGAAGCCCTCCTCCATTTCCAGCATCTCCAAATACGAGTACAGGCCATCCGTTGTTAGTTGTCCGGTGGGGAACTGCTTGACGAGAATGCGCTGAAACTTTTTGCCGAAGCTTGCTGACCTGTTTGTTAAGCGCTTGCGGGACTTCGGATCTATTAGCGCTGGCCGTTTGCGTTGCTGCCGCCACTTCAGTCCGGTAAACCTCCCCGAGTTATCGCGCTCGATTAACGGCACGCGAAAGTTCTCCGGCCGCCGAGTCATGGAGAAAAACGATTGCACGTAACGCCGAGCTATTTTCTCCTCCGACATCTCCAACGTCACGTGCAGGACGTTCTTCCTTTGCAGTGCTGCAAATTTGCCGAGGGATTGCAGCCACCATGACTTTCCCCTGTTTGCTAAGGCCAGCACAGTGTAGAGCTCGCCGGGTGCGGGACAAATGCCATCGCGGTCCAAGGGCTCGATACCTGTTCGGATTGTATCGACGTAGGAATCGTAGAGCGCAGAACTCTCAATTGCATCGGCTATAGATAGGCCGCGCTCAAAAACTGATATTCGTTTCTTAACACCCTCCGTTATTGTGCGCTCGGCAGCGTCTAGCTGGCCTTGCTGCAACTGCTCCGCGGCAAGGATAATGCTGCGCCTGATGCTTTGCTGCCGTACAAAGCTTTGCAGTTGGTCCAGCACATACTTGCGATTGATGTCCTCCCGCAAACTAAACAAGTCGTTCAGCAAGTCGGTGTACATTTTCGCTTCGGCGCGCTTCTTGCTAGTGAGGTGATCCTCTAGCAAGTCCGGCAAGTGTTCGGCCGCAGCTTTTTTGTACTTGCGGTAATACGCAATTGCGACGTCAGCAGTGTTACGGATAACAGCCGATTCAAATAACTCGGGCTCGATGGCCGCTATGATAGTTGAGCAGGCTTCCGTATCGAAACATAGAAGCGTGAGGATGTTTTCCTGGAGCGCTCCAGATAGCTTTTTATTGTCTGCCATCTACGTGGCCAGTTTCATAAAAGCTTTGTGATACTCGTCCCGGAACTTAATCCCGAACTCGTCACAAAACTCCTGGAACCGCGCCGCGTTGTAATTGATAGATCGCACTGTGCCTAGGGGAGGGTCCGACACTAAAGGAAACGGCAGTGTGGCAAGGTCTGTGCGTGCTTTTATATCCGACCTCCTCACCCGCCACTTTTGGAATACTTCCTTATCGGTCATCTTGTTTAGGACTGCCTTGTAAGCAGTCTTGTCGCCAACGCCCTTAATGCCTGGGACGCCGTTGTGGGAACCTTTCAACGCTATGCAGCGCGTCCAGTCCCTGGGTGTAATACCCGGAAAGTCTTTTTCGTAATTTGCCTTGCCGTACAGGCCGCCTGTTTTGCACAGAAATATTCGGCCGGTGAGTAGCTGGTAGAAGTCCGAGTCGTTGGACATTATGAATATGTTGCTGTACCTATATGCTGCCTCCCTACAAAACCCTCCGATGAAATCATCGGCCTCCCAACCCTCTGCCTTTGCTAGCGAGAATCGAAACTCCGAAAAGAACCGGAATATGAGCTTACGGGATATGGCCGCGCGTGCGATGCGGTCCTCGTCCTCTTCCTTCTTCCTGTCTGCCTTATACTTGTCGTAAAAGCGTTTGCGGAAATACGGCTTGGTATCATCGCAGATAAGTATGCGGTCGACTGCATACCGATTCACCGTACTTGAGATCATATCCATCGCACCAAACAGGCCGCCTGTAAACGTCCCCTTGTGCGACAGTCCCTCGTGCGAATATATGCTTCTGTACAGCAGGTTATTAAAATCCACCAGCAATACTTTTTTTCTATCCTTCACAGTGCTGCCCTCACTTCTTGTTACGTGCTAAAAACTCTGCTCTGCCCATGCTGTGCTTTGTAAAGTCGACGCCGCCTTCCTCCTCGTCGCGAAACGTTTTTGGGAAGATGTACTTGTGCGCTTGCAAGTTATACCCGACGCCAAGTTGGTCGAGCCCTACCTCCTTCATTTTGTAAAACAAATCAGCCGGTGAAAGTTCCTGCCCCTCACAAGGCGAGAAGTACATGGTAGCTAGGAACGTTCGCTCCTTGTCCAGCCTATGCGCCATCTTCGAAGCTTCCTCGAAGTCGGCCTCATTGCCTACCACAAACTTAACGACATCTCCGCGCCTCAAACCACGAAAGTGCTCGTAGTCCATCACGCCTTTAAAGTTGCTGCTAGCAAGCTTGTAATCGACGACAAACGTAAGCTGGCCTAGTGCGATGTCTACGTACGGAAACGTTTTAAGAAACTGCTTGCGAAATTCAATTGTGCTTTTCGTGCCGGCAGTTTCAACCGTGACGTTGTAGCGCCGATCAATGAGACGTTTGATAAAGCATAGCAACTGCGGCCAGTCCTGCTCCAGGGGTTCGCCTCCTGTGATCGTAACTTTGCGAACCTCGCCTCCAATGTCGCGCACCGCGTCGGCCAATGCAAGCGGCGTGAACGGTTCTCCTTGCTTTGCGCTCCAGCTGTACTTTGTATCGCACCAAATGCAGCCAACACTGCATCCAGCAAACCTCACAAAGACGCTCCAGTGCCCAGGGCCCCATACGTTAGCCTCCCCGTCCACTGTTAAGAACGCGCTCAATACTTTCAGTTCATTCATTTTGGATCCTCTGTAAATGCCGCCCCACTATAAAAGCGGTCGGCGAGACCTGCCGAGCAAACAGGCCCCGCCTTCCTATCCAGTGAGGGCGATCACTTGGAATTTGGTGCCGGGACGTTGTGACAGTCCCGGACTTGGTTTCTACTTAGGCTTAACCTGCCGCGTTTGCTTGCCCGTGGCCGTAACCTTCTTTGCTTTCGTTCCTTTCTTGCTTGCGTTTGCACCTGCCAGCACTTCCGTAATGGCATGCAAACCTCCTGCAACGAACGCCGCGCGTACTTCCTTGTTCGCGTGCTTATTGTAATGCGTAACCTGTGCACCCAATTGCGTCGGCAAGCGATCCGCCTTCTTCCTCTTCTTATTAACTATACTGAGAAGCTTATTGAGACGGTTTTGCAGCGCGAGCTTCTTTTTGTCGAACTTCGTTTTCAATGTCGACTTGCCAAGCTGCGCGGCCACACGTTTGGTGGCAGTCTTGCCACGTGTTGCTTCCTTAACTTTCTCAGCTTGCTTCTTACCCTTGCCCTTGCCCTTCGTCTTCTTAGCAATAGCGAGGCCAAGCCCGATCGAAAGCTTGCCGCTCTTAATTGCCGCAGCGACGTCCGGGTGCGCAGAAATAAGCGTCAGCCGATCCTTCACGAGCCTCAGCGACTTCCCTGTTGCTACCGATATCGCACGCGCCGACCAACCTGCTGTAATGAGGCGTCTAAACGCATCAGCCTCCTCGACAGGCGCTAACGGCTTTCCGTCGTTGCTAACGAGCGCAAGGTTCAACATCTCCGCAGACGAGAGCTTTCCAGTTTCCAGTCGTGCCGGGACTTGCGGCAGGTCCAACTTATTTGCTGCGGTGAGACGACGATGGCCGTCGATCAGCTCAAAGTGCTTGCCGACCTTCCGAACCGTTATCGGCTGCTTCATGCCGTTGCGCTTTATCGACTTCATCAACCCGGCAATATCGCCCATGTCGATGCGTGGATTGAAACCGTCGAGGATGACAATGTTCTTCGGATTAAGTTGGTACAGCTTGCCTGTGCCCATCACTGTCTTGCCGACAATCTTCTTCTCCACTTTCGCGTCAACCTTTTTCGCTGCGCGTTTCGTGGCCGCCTTGCTTGGTGCTTTCTTCTTGCTCGCCTTTTTCTTTGCTGCCACAGCTTTCTTCGCACCCTTCTTCAACTGCTCGGCCGTTGCTTCCATTCCTTCCTTGGAATTATCCGGGCCCTTTTTCGTAACGACTTTCTTCGCGGGTGCTTTTTTCTTCGCGGGTGCTTTTTTCTTGGCCGCGTTATCCGACACAAGCTTATCGCGCGCCTCGCGTTGCTTCGGCGTTACTTTCTTTGCCGGTGCTGTATTCGGATCGCGTGCACCGGTTCCTTTCTTGCTTACCTTTTTTCGTGCTGCCATGATTTTGTTCTCCAGTTTAAATGACACCTAACCAATTGCAACTATACGTCGCAAACTTTGTTATTCGGCAGGCCTATCCACAATCGGATGCGAGCCCACTTTTCCTTCCACGTACTGCTCGTCGATGGGGTCTTCCATATCCTCGTAACATTTCACCCCTATCGACCTTCCCTTTAAAACAGACAAGGCCTCAGCCCAGCGAATGTAGAAAGGACGTTTTACTATCCTCGGTGCTGGTGCAAGGCCATTCTCAATCCTGCCCTTTGCGAAAGGCAGGTGCATTACTTTGCTATGTTCCACGCATTGCTTCCTCGGGATCTACAGTGAAGTGCTCTTCGTCGGCTGGATCCCTTCCGCAGACAGAACATTTGCCACCGATGTGATGGCCACAGCGTCCGCAGACATAGTCCCTGCATCCTTCGTCATACAATGCAGTTCCTGGACACTGTTCTCGCGCACAATCTTTGCTCGCTTGCATACTGCTCATCACACCTCCTCCCATTCCAGGCCGGTGATGTCGCGAGGAAGTGCGACCACTTCTTTCTCCCCGCGTGCATTAACATAGCCGAGCGCATCGCATTTCTTAATATAGCCGGATGCCAATGTCGGTGCGACGCCCTCCCGATTAAAACGCCGAGCAAACCACAGCGCCTTGTCGCGGTCGGTCGTCCAGGAAAAACCCAAGTAGGTGCCGAGTGTTTCCTCCTGCGACGTTCCTCGGTAGATGCGCAGCTCGTTGGGCATGCTGCGAAGTATGGCACGGTCCTCGCACGACGTAAACAGACGTCGCTTACGCCGATCCGATGACAGACACTCCCACCAGTCCATTGCGTGTTGGTAAATGTTTTCACTGTCCGTCCAAACCTCGCGCAGCAACGGCCAGTAGTTCCTGTCGTACATCTCATCACGCAATTCCATGAACGCGCCAATACGATACGGGCGTTCGTGCAAAAAGATGTAGGCAGCATGGTCGTGTTCTGCGCGTGCCCTCTCGCACTGATTTTGCTTTTCCTCGAGCATGGTATTCAGGCGCCGCACTTCCGAGCCTGTATCAAAAAACGGCACGGCGTACACAAGCGGATGGCGTAACAATGTTACGCCAAACATTCCGCCCTCTTCCAGGTATGCTGCCAACTCCGGGTGGAGGCCTCTCATAGTGTTCTCCTCAGATCCTCGATCCTAAAAGTTTCATCGTTAGCACTGCCGTCCGTGCCGCAATGGTAATTGACAATGTAATCCACTGCCGTGTTCCTTTCCGCTGCCGTCCAACTCGGGAAACGATCCGAGGCCTGGTCGGCCACGTAGTCTCTAATCGAATCCCTATCCTCTACCGGGTCAAACTTTTCTGCGCCTCCTACCAAGTCCGGTATGATTCCTTCCACGTCCCGGCATAGCAATTGCGCCAGCCGGTTCTTAAGTACATCTGCGAAAATACTTTTCCTCATAGTGTTGCCCTCACATTGTTTTCAGTAACCCAAATTTCCGATGGGGATTCGGCCGCGCGTTGCTGCATCAACGAACGGTGCCAACTGCTTGTACAAACGCTCTGCCACGCCGAGGTGGTACATTCCGAACGTACCCGTAAACGCTTGCACGAAGAACTCGTTTATCTCCTCCTCTGTATCCAGGTATACACGGGTTTTCGACGTATCCCGCTCAAGTAGTTCCACAATGTGCAGACGTCCCTTGTCGTAGGGCTCCAGGCGCTTAACAACGGATCCGGTCCCCTTGCAAGAAGGGCACGGCGTCGGTGTCGGTCCGAAGTCTTTGCAGACCCCGCACTGCTCGTTCACAATGTGGTCCTCGTAACTGCCATACTCGCAGGAATGCAGCTCGTCCTTGATTGCAGCGCGGCCCATGTTCAAAACAATCCTATCGCCGGCCGATATCATACGCCTTCCCCTGTGCAGTTTTTAGGATCGGATCCGGGAGTGTGAAAGCCGAACAAGGAACCTGCCAACATGGCCTCCACTTGCGCTGCGGTAATGCGACGCTGGGCGTTGAAGCGATCGACGTCAAAGTCCTTCCGCAGTTCGTGGTAACCGGCCTCGCCTCGCGTTATGAGGATGGGCTGGTTATGCGTGTACTCCATGGCAGCACAAACGCGTGGCAGTCTGTCGAACCGATCCTCCTCGACGTCCAACTCCGTGCCGTACTGGCCATGTTTTTCCTCGTCATAATGATTGCCCATTATGAACTTGCGGTGGCTCGGATCAACAATGTCCTCTGCCACTGCCCATACTCCA